CTCGGCCGTGAGCGCGACATCCGAGAGAGGCAGGTACGCGCCGTCGATCTCGTTGAACGCCAGCAGGAAGAACGGGTACCACCGCTCTCCCGTCCAGTCCGGACTGTAGGTTGGCCGGCAGAATCCTTCTTCGCCCTCGCAGACCGTGAACACACGGCCGCTGACCATCTCCCACACTTCCCAGACCGCGTAAAGACTCTGTACTTTTTCGCCGGGGGCCTGGTCGATCGCCATCCCGCCGCCGGGCTGCTCGCTGTACGCCTTACCGTCCTTGGGGTCGTACCCGAAGCGGCTCTTGCGCTGCTCCTTGGTCATCCAGACACGGTGCGCAATGGCGTCGGCGCGGTCGTAATCGCCGATCTCGCGCACGCTCTGATCGAGGACAACAAGATCCTCGGGCAGCACCACGTCAAGGGTCACGCCCTTGGTGACAACCACCTCGGGCTGCGCCTCCAGGCCCTGCAGCGTTTCATTGAGCTTGGCGAGCTTCAGGTCGATTTCTGAGCCGTGCGTCGCGTCGTCAACGTCCTTGCGCTGCTGCTTGACGCGCTGGATGTTGTCCTGCGTGTCCTTGAGCTGGTTGACGATGATGGGATCGCGGCTGCGCTCTTCCTGCCAGCAGGCTTTGAGCCAGCCAATCCCTGTCGCGTACGCGCTGGTCAGCTGCCGCTTGGCCCGGCGCTTGAGCTTCGCTTCCCGCACCAGCAGCAGATCGACCACGGTTTCGGCGGTGCTGGCGAACTTCTGCCACGCTTCCTGCCTTGCCTCGGGGACGGCCTTGGTCAGCGTGATGCTGAACTCGGGGTCTTTGGCGTAAACCTGGGGCCGCATGGCCGCCAGGTTGGCGAAGTGCAGGTTCGTCCGCACCGGCTTGTCGCTGGCCGGGTCAATGCCCTTCAGCCACTTGCGGTTCTTGGCGAATTCTTTCTCGTCGTCCTTGCGTGGCTTGAGAGCGGCTTCGATGCGCTTGAGCCAGTCAGCCGCAAGCGCCTCGTCTTGCGGGTTGACTTCTGGCTTCTCGCCGCTCTCTTGCTCCATCTCAGGCGCAGATCAGGCCGGTCAGAGAGCCAGACGTGTACGCCGACACCGAAACGCGCAGGTACTTCGGCAGCACCAGTTCGAAAGGCTGCGCTTCCAGCGTCGCCGCGATGACGATGCTGGAACTGGCGATGGTCGTGGGGCTGGCCGACGTGGCATTCACGTTCGTGATGGCCGCGTAAGACGACGCCACGCAAGGCGCCTTGACCGAGCCCAGCAGCGAGTTGTCGCCGGCCGCGAATTCGGCGTAGCTCTGGAAAGCTTCCAGCAGCAGCGTGCCGACGAAGTTGCCACCCAGCAGCATGATGGCGCTGTGGCCCTTCATCAGCGGCGTCTTGTCGAAGATCATCGCGCAGCGCGGCGTGCCGCCGTACGAGCCATTGCCCACCGAGCCGCGCAACGCAAACGTGGTGGCGCTGGCGTAGTCCACCGACCACTCGCCGTTCATGTTGGTGTTGCCGGTGATGCCGGACACCGCAATGCGGTCGTCGGTCTTCAGGCCGTTGTTCGCCGCCAGCGTGGCGACGATGGGCGTGGCGTTGGTGCCGGCCGAAATCAGGTGCATGGCGACAGCAGAGCCGGCGCCGCCGATGGAAAAGGTCTTGATCATGTTCGTCCCTCTCGGCAGAGAACGGCCCTGCAAGCCGGGTGCGAAGCAATGGGCCGCACCGCCCGAGAGAAATCAGTTCGGTCGATGCTCGGCAGGTCGCGAATTCCAGTACGAAGCCCTGGCATCAGAACCCATGCGACGCAGGCTTTCTGCGTAGCGCCGCACGCGCTCCACTTGGGCTTCGTGCGAGTTGAAGGCCTCAACTGCTGTCAACGCCCTCGTCGTGAGGCAACCGTCAGAGCACTCCCAATGACCCCTGGTCATCCGCAGCCGCGGCCGCGGCTTCACTGCGTCACCCCGCCCACCGTCAAAACGATGTCGTCCCCGCGCAGCTTCGTGATCTGCGCCTGGTCCTTGACGAACTCGTCGCTCATGTCCGCGGGCTTGGCGGTGGAAAGCTCGAGGCGGCGCACCGCGCCCACAGAGCCCAGGCGCGCAAGCGCGGCGTTGGCCTCGATGTAGGCGGCTTCTTCGCCGTCCAGGCTGCGGATGGTGTCCTGCAAGCCAAGGCTTGCGATGTAGTCGGCTTCTTGCCGATTCGTGGCGTGGATGACGATGACCTCGCCACCGACCGTGGCGCCACCTTCGATGCCGCCCACAGGGCGACCGTTGAGCCAGCCGCCTACCGTGTAGGCAAAGCAGCGCTCACCGTCTGTGTCGGTCCATTCGTGCTCGAAGATGACGCAAGGCTCTTGCAGCTTGCGCAAGTCCTCGGCAACGAGCTTCTGCCGCAGCAGGTAGTTCGGGTGGACGTTGGCGGCCTCGATCATTCGAGGATGGTCGCCAAGTCAGGCGCGGATTTCCTCCACGAATCGCGGGTTAATCCTTGCGCTCACGCTCCGCCGCGAAAATCTCTTCCATCCGCTGACCAAGGAACGCTTTAACGTCCTTCACTTGGCATGGAACTGAGATGTTGTAGACACCGCGCTCGGTGCGCGTTGAGACGCAGCACGAAAGCCCGGCTCCTGGAGTGACGCGCATTGCCTCAACTCGGCCGACCATCTGACGCATTGCTCGGGCTCGGCTCTCGATTTGTCGCCTTGATAGACGATCTTCATAGAGCTTCGTCCCAATCGCGAATGCCGAATCCAACTCTGTCGCCGAAAATGCCGTCGAACGCAGTCGCTCCAGAAGCCGCTCTTGCCTCGACGCGTCTTGCGACCTGTGATATTCAACCCATTCGTCGTCTGTCATTGACTCACCTCAGTAGTGAGAACTCAGGCCCAGCCCAAAACCATCTGCTCTCGCACTAGCCCCAGGTCAAGCGCCCGAACACTGCAACACCATTGAACGTCCCGACCAGAACGCGCTCTGTCTGCGGTTTTGGCAAGTCGGCCACCGCCTCTGCGGCCATGACGGAAACTACCGCATCCGAAGCGCCCACGTCCGCTGCGACTTTCTTCCACACCTCGACGCAAAGCGACTCGAATTCCTCTTTCATGAACGGCATAGTCACCTCTGCTGCATTACCCAGTCTAGGCTGAAGGGCTTCGGGCCGCTTGGGCCGCGCGGCTTTTGAACCCGCGACACTGGCCGCGCCATCGCGCCGTAGCGCGTGTCATCACCAGCGTGGTCCTCCATGCGAGTATCGATGTCCTCGCGCTTGATCTCGTCGTGCTGCAGGGCAGGAACGGTGCGCCACCAGTCCACGCAGTCTTCCGTGATGAACATGGCCGGCTGTTCGCCCTCCATGCCCTCCCATTCCAGCCTGGCGTAAAGCTGCTGCCAGCCAGGGATTCGCGTGTTGTCGGCCGCTCTGAATCGCGGCCCGACCAGGGCGTCAGGCTTCTTCGGGTCGCACTTGAGCATGCGCTCTGCGTTGCTCGGGCCGCCGTCCTCCTTCCACATTGAAGGGTCCGCCACCGAAAGCTGCTCATCGATCTTCTCGCCGGCCTCGCGCTCCAGGATGCCGCGGCCCACGGCCTCGGCGCTCAGCCGCAGGCCAGCGTCCGGCTTGACGATGCCGTCTTCGTTCTTCTTGACGCCGTACCACTCGCGGTAGCGGATCAGCGCACCCTGCGGAAGCATGCGCTCTGAGCCGTCGCGGAACTTCACCCACTCGGCTTCGGCAATGCACCACCAGCCGACGCTGAATGGCTTTGCGCTGCCCCAATCCATGGACCTAAAGCGAGTCCAGTGCTTCGGCGGCGTGAACCCGGACAGCTTGTGTTTGTCCTCGCGGATGTTGTCGAAGTAGGCGCCGGCAATGATGTTCCAGTCGCCGTGCAGCATGGCGTTGACCAGCTCTTTCGAGCCCAGGCCTTCCAGCTTTCCGCCGTACTCTTCCGCATCAACGTGCGGGTTGTCCGCCAGCTTTGCGGGGATGTATTGGCGCAGCATGCCGCCTTCGGACCGTGACATGCGGCGCACGTCGAAGGCCTTGGCGCCGTCTAGAAACGCGGTCTTGACCCACTGGTGGCCGATGTTCCCAGGGTTCGAGCCGCACAGGGCAAGCGGGATCTTGGCGGCCAGGTTCACGCCGAACTTGTCGCGGAAGAAGTCCAGCGCCCACTGCGGAATTTCCAAGCCAGGCGCCCGCATCCGCCCACGCAGAAAGCGATAGATCACCTCGGTGAACATGGTCAGTTCATCGATGAGCAGAACGTGGATTTCAGCGCCCTGGTACTTGAAGCGGTGCTTGTCCTCTGCGCAGTGGCACAGGAAGATTCGAGAGCCGTTCCAGAACCTGATCTGGTCGGCGACGATCTGAACGTGGCCGCTTTCGATGAGGGAGGCCAACATGACCGGGAACCCGCCAGTCCCCTCCATGTGGTTCTTGATCAGGTCGTCATAGATGCGGCGGAACAGGTAGACGTTCAGGCCCGGGATCAAGCCGCACAGGATGATCGCCAGCGCGCGCATGAAGTAACTCTTGCCACCACCGGCCGCGCCGCCGTACAGAATTTCCGTGGCTTCGCTTTGGATAGCCCGCGTCTGCTTAGCGGTGAACTCAACGTCGAATGTCGGCGCGTTCACTTTGCCAGCGTGACGTTAAACACGGGCGCGGCCATGGTCGGCAGCTTCTCGCCGCCGCTGGTCATATCCAGCTTGTCGCCGTAGCGCTTCGGGTCCCACTTGGCCAGCAGCTTCAGGCGGGTTTCGACCCTCAGTTTGCTGCGCTGGATGTGCTCGCGGTTCAGGGCAAAGCCCGGGTTTTCAGGGTCGTTCGCCGCCATCCAGTCGTTTGACCCGTTGTCGGCGATTTCGAGCGCGTCGGATGCGATCTTGTCGTAGCCGTCATCTCGCGCGCGTGCGTGTGCGATGTCCAAGGCTTCATCGGCACGCCGCCAATCCCCCCAAACCGTCGTACTGGGCATTCCTTCGTCGCGGCAGATCGCGGCAAGTGGCTCGCCTTCTCCCAGCCTCCGCAGGATTTCGGCTACAACCTCTGGCGTTCGCTTTGTTGGATACGGCATCACGCCCCCTCGCTTATCTGCGCCTGAAGCCCCGCCCGCATCGCATCCACAAGCTCAAGCTCGTACTGTCGCTGGTGCTGGATGTACTCCACCGGTGCGTGGCGAGCCATGAGCCCGAGCACCACCCGGGCGTCTGATTCCTTCGGCTCTGAGCCGTTCTGCCAGCCCTCCACGGTCGTGTGGTCCCGGCTGCAGGCCTTTCCGATGTCGCGCAGGCTGATGCCATACCGCATCAGGGTGCGGATGACGTAGAACCAGTCGCGAGGGCGTTTCGCGGTCATTTGCAAAGCTCCGGGTTGGCTAGGCAGTCCACCTTCGGCGTTGCCGTTCTGTCTTCTTCTTCAGATCCACCGCCGCAACCGGCAAGCGCGAGAACGAAGCACGACACCAGCACGGCAATGCAGAAGGCCGCCACCACGTTCTCGAGCGTGACACTGCCTAGAAAACGGGCAAGCCAATTCACTCCATCCCCTTCCGCAGCCTTGCTGCTTCAGCCCTGTAGTGCGCCCGGAGGCGTCTGTAGTCGTCGTGCTTCAGGTGCGGCGTTGGGTGCGGGCCTTCTAGTGCAGCCACCACGGCTTCGCCCCAGCGCGCGATCATTCCGGCCTTGAACTTCGCGCGCGTTGTTCCGCCAGCCCGATTGCACGATTTCAGCTGTGCCGACACGTTGGTTTCAACGAACGCAAGCTCAGGTGCCGAACCGCGGCTGATGAAGTGGCCGGCGTCGATCAGGCCGCCCGGGATGCCACTGTTCCAGTTCAGTGGCTTGCCGCAGCAGATGCAGCCGTGGCCAGCGATTCGGTCGCGGAGCTTGATGAATGCGTTGAAGGCGTCTTGCGCTTCGGCACGCAGTTCCGACAGCTTCTTCATCCCTTCCAGCGCCACGCGAGTGCGGGCCTTGTCATCCCTCGCCAGGACCGCGGCCTTTTTGGCGCCTTCATGCCTTGCCATGCTCCAAGCGCAATCGGGACTGCACGCCATTTGCATCGCGCGGGCGGGCTTGAACTTCTCGCCACACCCGCCCTTGGCCTTCGCGCACGTCTTCTGCCTGAACACCGGCACCGACAACCGCGCAGGGCCGGGCATTTGCTCGGCTCGCGGCTTGGGGGTGAAGGACGAGCGGTTCACGGCGCGTTTCGCATGTCGTGGCTCATCGACGTAGTGCCACAACGCGAACAAGTTGTGCTCCATGCGCAACCGTCCTCGCTTTCCCACGGCTCGCCGTCCCACTTGTGTTCGCACGGCCCTTCAGTGCCGCATGCGCAGTAGCACGCGGCCGGGTTGAAGTTGGAGCGCAGGCTTTGCAGCGGCACGCCGAACTCGTCGGCCATCTTCTGGTGCATTTCCAGAACGGCCGCGTTGCGCTTCGCGCGCAGGGCCTCGAAGTCGGGTGCCGCCTCCATGGTCAGAACGTGGTGGGCTGCGCGATGCCGCGAATCACGGACATGAAGCCGCGCTGCAAATCGGTGGCGCCGATGCTGATCCAGCGCTGATCCAGGTGCAGGTCGTTCCCGGCACAGGAGCCGCCGCGACTGTCGGCATGCGTGCGCAGCTTGGCGATATAGGCGCCACATTGCTCGGCCAGCGCCTTGCCTTCGTTCATCAGCGCTACTTCGCCCTCACTGAGTTGGCGATAGCCGGTGATCTTCGGCTGGGTGAAAGTTTCCATGCTTCGTTCTCCAAATGCCTCCGCAACAGGGCGGGAGGCGTACCCGTTAGGTGGTTTCCGCAATGCGCGTGGACGGCCAGCGCGCGCTCATGGCATCCCACATGCGCAGGTTGGCGAGGCGCGCAATGTCGATGGCGTCGCCGGGACTCAGCTTGTCGGCGTCTTTGTTTGGCGTCGCTCGCCTGATGCTTTCGACGGACAGCACTGACGTGCCGCGGTCACGCACCAACAGGACGCCGCTGGCCGTTGACGGCAGGCTGTCGAACAGCGCTGGCATCCAGATGTCGGCGGGAAGCGCGTAGTAGTGTTTCCAGACCTTGGGCGGCCACCGCATGAGCTGATCGGGGCCGTGGGCGTCGCGCCACCGCGATAGCCGGTGCCACCACTTGTCCTTCTTGGCATCGGCCTTCAGGTCAGCGCGACTGATCTTGACTTCAATGTCGATGACTCGCAGGTCCCCTGTCACGCCGAGCACGTCGCATTCGTGGCCCGTCCAATTGCAGTTCGGCACCAGCAGCAGGCACTTGCGCTGGAAGGTCTGCCGGCACAGAGCGCTGGCGATGCGGTGCTCATTCCACCCACTCACGCCGCCACCTCTTCCTGCCTGCGCTTCGCCCCAAGCTCATTCATCTCAGGTTGCTCGGCGCACCACGCATCCACGAACGCCATCAGGTCGCGCATCTCAGCCTGCGTCATCTCGCTGGTGCGGCGAAACACGATGTCAACGCCATGGCCGTCTAGCGCCGGGAGAATCAGCGTTCGCTCACCACTGGCCCTGGTCCAAGCGGCCACGAGAAGGCGCTTCCACGTCTCGATATCCCACTTCTTGCCGGCCCACTGCATGCGCTCTGCAATCTCGCCCAGCGTGGCGTGCAGTGCTGCGTTGATGTCGCTGTTGCGCTTCGGCGGTGCGACAGTCACTGTGTAGCCATCTGGCGCCGTCTGCATGACGAACGCAGCCGCGCGGCGCCGGGCTTCCGGGTGCGCGAGGATGAACATGCGCCTGTCGCTCATGGCGCCACCACAGCAGCCCAGGGCCGGCACTCCGAAGCACTGACGATGCCGCGAGGCACGGGGCCAGTCGCAGTGAACCTGTAGTCCTTGCCGCTGGGGCAGATGATGGGCACGACGTTGCAAACCACTGGCGCGTTAGCGTCCAACTTCTTGGTCTTCGTCGGGACCGCGGTCTTTGACTTCGCCGGGTTGTTGACGATGGCCGGAGCGAAACCCTTTGCGAAGTAGCGGAAGCGGTTTTGCGCCTTGCCCTCCTTGTCAGAACGGCGCTCGATCAGGTTGCGCTCCTGGCGCAGCTTCTGAAGGAGCAATTCGGCCGTCCGGTCAGATGAGCCCAGCATGGCCTGCACGTCAGCCAGCAGCATCCCGCGTCTGCCACTGGCCTTGAGCGCTTCCAACACAGTGGTGAGCGCGGCGGATGATTCGGCTCTTTTCATGGCGCCCCTTCACTCAGCGGCCGGTCAAGCGGCGGAATCGTTGCGACGATCTGCCGCGCCCACTTCAGCGCGTGCGGGTCTTTGGTGCTGCCGCTCAACATGCGCTGAGCCGTCAGGCGGAACATCTCGCGCCGCTCGGCGTGCATCTGCGCCACGTCCGGGTAGAGGTCGTCACCAAGGATTTGGAGGTCTTCGCGCTTCACAGGTCGCCCCCGGTTGACTTTTTGCCGCTGGGAATCTCGGCGGTGCTTTCGTGCCACCGCTGATGCGCGCCGTTGAAGTCCATAGCGAAGCGCGCGAGCCGGCCGCCGCGGTTCTTGTCCACCTTCAGGCCCACCAGCTTTGCGCCGCCCTCGTATTCGCGCAGCGGCCACAGGAACAGCACCACGTCGGCGTCTTGCTCGATTTCGCCGCTGTCCCGAAGATCGGAAAGCACAGGCTCTCGGCCAGGCCGTTCGTCCACCTTGCGGTTCAGCTGCGACAGCACCAGCACGGGGATGTCGAGTTCCTTCGCCAGCTGCTTCAGGCCGCGGCTCAGGCTGCCGATCTGCTGCGTGCGGTTGTCGCCGTCGCCTTCGGATAGCTGAAGGTAGTCCACGATGAGGAAGCGCAGTCCCTTGACCTGGCGCGCCTTGGCCTTGATGTCGCGCAGGCGCAGCGCAGGCTGGTCGTCAATCCAGAACGGCAGGCCGCCCGCCTCTTCGACCGCATCCGGCAGCCTGTGCCACTCGTCCTGGTCCAGGCTGCCGGTTTGCAGAGACTCGTGATTGATGCGGCCCAGGTGGCTCAGCGCACGGTCTGAGACTTCCTCGCCCGTCATCTCCTGCGACAGCATCAGCGCGGGGCCGTAGCAACGCGCGACATGCAGGCCCACGGCCTCAGCGAAGCTGCTCTTGCCCACCGATGGCCGTGCCGCCAGGACGATGAGCCGGCCGCCCTTCAGGCCCACCAAGGCGCGATCCAGGCGCGGCACACCAGTGGTCAGTCCCGGCGATTCCTTGCCGTCCGCCAGCGCGTTGACACGGTCAATGCGGCCAGCCATGAAATCACGCAGCACCCGGGGAGCCTTGCGCATCTGCTGGCGGGACAGCGCCGACAGCTTGGCGGAGATGCCGTCCACCACGTCGGCAGCGGTCTTGCCTTGCGGGTTGAATGCGGCAGTGGCGCCATCGTCGCAGGCCGCGATGACGGCTCGGTACACGGCCCGCTCGCGGACGATTTCGGCGTAGCGGCGAACGTTCGATGAGCCAGACACGCTCTGCGCCAGGGCGTTGATGTGCTGCATGCCGCCGCAGTCGGCCGCCTTGCCTTGGCTCTGCAACTGCTCGAACACCGTCACCACGTCGGCTGGCTGGCTGCGCGCAATCAGCGCCGCGATGGCCGCGAAGATGAGCCGGTGGTCTTGGCGGTAGAAGTCGGCCTCTGTCAGCACGCCAGCCACACGGTCGAAAGCGTTGTTGTCACTCAGCAGGCCGCCCAGAACGCCCTGTTCGGCTTCTTCGCTGTGCGGCGGGACGCGCAGGCGGGAGACTTCGGCGACTTCGGTCATGCTGCGTCCACCAAGGTTTTCTCAATGACCTGACGC